GGCTACATCGGTACTGACTCGATTGGTTCGCTTATCAAACGCTTCGCTGCTAAAAAAGCCGGAGTAGAAGATGGTGGAAATCAATAATCAACGTAAGGCGTTCCTCGATATGCTGGCGTGGTCGGAGGGAACTGATAACGGACGTCAGAAAACCAGAAATCATGGTTATGACGTCATTGTTGGCGGAGAGCTATTCACTGATTACTCCGATCACCCTCGCAAACTTGTCACGCTAAACCCAAAACTCAAATCAACAGCCGCCGGACGCTACCAGCTTCTTTCCCGTTGGTGGGATGCCTACCGCAAGCAGCTTGGCCTGAAAGACTTCTCTCCGAAAAGCCAGGACGCTGTGGCACTGCAACAGATTAAAGAGCGTGGCGCTTTACCGATGATTGACCGCGGTGATATTCGTCAGGCAATCGACCGTTGCAGCAATATCTGGGCTTCACTGCCGGGCGCTGGTTATGGTCAGTTCGAGCATAAGACTGACAGCCTGATTGCAAAATTCAAAGAAGCAGGCGGAACGGTCAGAGAGATTGAGGTATGAACAGAGTAACCGCGATTATCTCTGCTCTGGTTATCTGCATCATCGTCTGCCTGTCATGGGCTGTTAATCATTACCGTGATAACGCCATCGCCTACAAAGAGCAGCGCGATAACAAGGCCAGTGAACTGGAGAAGGCGAACGCTACCATCGCTGACATGCGGAAGCGTCAACGTGATGTAGCAGAACTCGACGCAAGATACACAAAGGAGCTTGCTGATGCTAACGCGACTATCGAAAGTCTCCGTGCTGATGTTTCTGCTGGGCGTAAGCGCCTGCAAGTCGCCGCCACCTGTGCAAAGTCAACGACCGGAGCCAGCAGCATGGGCGATGGAGAAAGCCCAAGACTTACAGCAGATGCTGAACTCAATTATTACCGTCTCAGAAGTGGAATCGACAGGATAACCGCGCAGGTTAACTACCTGCAGGAATACATCAGGACGCAATGCCTTCGATGATAGCGATAATTCTACTCATCATCCTTCACATCTGGCTCTGTAGACAGGGTGGTGATCACTTCTGGAGTGAATCCAGATTAAACATCTCATTGCTGATGCTTGATATTGAGCATCTGGCGCGCGGTAAGGGGCTGCGTTGAGATAAGAGCCAGTCATTACAAATACCAGGATTTAGCCTCGCATTTGCGGGGCTTTTTTACATCTGCAGTAAACCGCGCATCGCAGCGCGTAACAATCCCGAGTCTTTCAGAAAGCTGAGCCTGAGAATTGCCGTATATGGTGGCGACCATCTCGGGGACGGCTTTTCTGTGCGAACAGGCTCATCTTTCTAAAAGGTAAAGACGCAATGAACTACCCAACCGTTGTTAACGATATAGATTTCAGAGACCTAATTTTTGTAGCAAACAACGATCCGGTTACAGATTCTTTTATGGTGGCAAAAGCATTTGGAAAGCTGCCGAAGAACGTGGTTCGTGACATTGAACGAACCATAGAAGCTTGCCCTCCTGAGTTTGATACAAAGCTCAACTTTGAGCTTTGCTATAAAAACAATGAGTTACAGAATGGTAAGCCGCAAAAATTCTACCGTCTCCGCAAGGATGGGTTGATGCTTTTGGTTATGTCCTACACCAAAAAAGAAGCAATGCGTATCAAAATTGCTTACATCAACGCATTCAACTGGATGTACGCCATGCTTCAGGTTGGTCATCGTCAATTTGAAGAAGAGAGAAATGCCGTAATGCTGGAGTACATGAAAGAGAAGGATGTTGCCAGCATGTCAGGCCGCCTGCTTAATCGCTGGGGAAAAATTAAGAAGCCTCAGCTGCTGGCGAGAATTGAACGCCTTGAACAGCACGGGCAAACCGTAATCCCCGGACTCACCAATTAACGGCAGTACAGCGAAACAACCCAAGCCAGTAAGTGGGGAAATAACACTGGCAGCCACTGAAAGATGAACCTCCTGCCTTATGGCAAAAAAAGATTCTTTGTGGTGGCGGACTGATGGAAAGACATCGGTTATTGCAGAGACCATTCAATGAGTGGTCTCGACAATGGCTTATACCCTACACGGGATAACTTAACTGATATCCCTTTTAACGGATAAACGGAGCCAACAATGGCAGAGATTATTCCCATGACTGAAGAACAGAAATTCCAGTTAGAGATTTACAAACTGGTCATGAACCAGAACGCAGCCGCAGAGGAAGCATTTCAATTTATTGGCACTGACGAACTGAAGCTTGAGCTATTCAAAATTCACTTCCAGTCAGGCGGCGCTAATTCAGATATCACGATCCGCACATTCGAAGCAGTGCGTAAATCGAAGGAAGCGTTAGACCTGTTCACTACCGGAGCATAAACATGGCGCGCCCAACAAAGTATCAAGAGGCGTATGCCGAACAGGCACGCAAACTGTGCTTGCTGGGCTATACAGACGCAGAACTTGCTGATTTCTTTGAAGTCAGTGAGTCAACTATTAACAAGTGGAAGCTTGATTATCCTAAGTTTTCGGAGTCCATAAAAAAGGGTAAGGCCGTCGCTGATGCAGAAGTTAGTGATCGTCTTTATCAACGCGCTATGGGCTTCGTGGCTCCAGATATCGATATTCGTGTTATTGAAAACAGAATTGTCGAAACTCCGCTTGAGAAGTATTACCCGCCTGATACAACCGCCGCCATCTTCTGGCTTAAGAACCGACAGAAGGATAAATGGCGCGACAAGGTTGATCACGAGCTAACAGGCAAAGACGGCGGCGCAATCCAGATTGAAACATCACCGATGAGCACTCTATTTGGAAAATGACCTCGATTAATCCTATCTTTGAACCGTTCATTGAGGCGCATCGCTATAAAGTCGCCAAAGGCGGTCGAGGTAGCGGTAAGTCATGGGCAATTGCGAGGCTGCTTGTTGAAGCGGCGCGCCGGCAGCCTGTGCGTATTCTCTGCGCTCGTGAACTGCAAAACAGTATCAGCGATTCGGTAATCCGGTTGCTTGAAGACACCATAGAGCGGGAAGGGTATTCGGCTGAGTTTGAAATTCAGCGTTCAATGATTCGTCATCTCGGAACTAATGCTGAATTCATGTTCTACGGCATCAAAAACAACCCGACGAAGATTAAATCGCTCGAAGGCATTGATATCTGCTGGGTGGAAGAAGCGGAAGCGGTAACGAAGGAATCATGGGATATCCTGATACCAACCATCCGCAAGCCGTTTTCCGAAATATGGGTGAGCTTTAACCCGAAAAACATCCTCGACGATACCTATCAGCGATTCGTCGTAAATCCTCCCGATGATATTTGTCTGCTGACGGTGAACTACACCGACAATCCGCATTTTCCTGAAGTTCTCCGTCTGGAGATGGAAGAGTGCAAACGCAGAAATCCGACACTGTATCGTCACATCTGGCTTGGTGAGCCAGTAAGCGCAAGTGATATGGCAATCATCAAACGTGAATGGCTTGAAGCCGCAACCGATGCGCACAAGAAACTCGGATGGAAAGCGAAAGGCGCGGTTGTTTCTGCGCATGACCCATCAGATACAGGGCCGGATGCCAAAGGTTATGCATCGCGCCACGGTTCGGTAGTTAAGCGCATTGCCGAAGGTCTGCTGATGGACATCAATGAAGGTGCTGACTGGGCAACTTCGCTGGCGATTGAAGACGGCGCTGACCACTACTTGTGGGATGGCGATGGCGTTGGTGCAGGGCTACGCAGACAGACAACGGAAGCATTCTCCGGCAAGAAAATTACCGCCACGATGTTCAAGGGCAGCGAATCGCCATTCGATGAAGATGCGCCTTATCAGGCCGGAGCATGGGCTGATGAAGTCGTACAGGGCGACAACGTTCGCACTATTGGCGATGTATTCCGCAATAAGCGAGCGCAATTCTATTACGCGCTGGCTGACAGGCTGTATCTGACATATCGGGCGGTTGTCCACGGTGAGTATGCAGACCCCGACGACATGCTGAGTTTCGACAAAGAAGCGATAGGCGAGAAGATGCTGGAGAAGCTGTTTGCAGAACTGACGCAGATTCAGCGCAAATTCAATAACAACGGGAAGCTGGAGCTTATGACTAAGGTCGAAATGAAGCAAAAGCTCGGGATCCCATCTCCTAACCTGGCTGATGCGTTGATGATGTGTATGCATTGCCCGGCATTGGTCCGCGAAGAAACAGAAATATACGTTCCCTCATCCTCCGGTTGGTAAACATGGCAGAGACATTAGAGAAAAAACATGAGCGGATCATGCTCAGGTTTGACCGCGCCTATTCTCCACAGCAGGAAGTGCGCGAAAAGTGCATTGAAGCTACGAGGTTTGCTCGTGTCCCCGGAGGTCAATGGGAAGGAGCAACGGCGGCTGGAACTAAGCTTGATGAGCAGTTCGAGAAGTATCCTAAGTTTGAAATCAATAAGGTAGCAACTGAACTTAACCGCATCATTGCAGAATACCGCAATAACAGAATCACCGTTAAGTTTCGTCCTGGTGACAGAGAGGCAAGCGAAGAGTTAGCCAATAAATTAAATGGTCTGTTCCGTGCTGACTACGAAGAAACTGATGGCGGTGAGGCTTGTGATAATGCATTTGACGACGCTGCTACTGGTGGTTTCGGTTGCTTTCGTTTGACGTCTATGCTGGTCAATGAATACGACCCCATGGACGATCGTCAGCGCATTGCTATTGAACCAATATACGACCCGTCGCGCTCTGTGTGGTTTGACCCTGACGCTAAGAAGTACAACAAATCTGACGCGTTGTGGGCGTTCTGCATGTATTCGTTGTCACCTGAAAAATATGAGGCTGAATACGGAAAGAAACCTCCTGCTTCTCTGGATGTAACGTCTATGACCAGTTGGGAATATGACTGGTTTGATGCAGATGTTATTTACATAGCGAAGTATTACGAAGTTCGTAAAGAGTCTGTTGACGTTATCAGTTATCGACATCCAATCACTGGAGAGATTGCAACATACGACAGTGATCAGGTCGAAGATATTGAAGATGAACTGGCAATAGCTGGATTTCAGGAAGTGGCAAGGCGCTCAGTGAAGCGCCGTCGTGTGTATGTATCCGTAGTGGATGGTGATGGTTTCCTTGAGAAACCTCGACGTATTCCTGGTGAGCATATCCCCCTCATCCCGGTTTATGGAAAACGCTGGTTCATTGATGACATTGAGCGTGTCGAAGGGCACATTGCAAAAGCGATGGATCCACAGCGTTTGTACAACCTTCAGGTTTCAATGCTGGCTGATACTGCAGCGCAAGACCCCGGTCAGATCCCTATAGTTGGCATGGAGCAAATTCGTGGACTTGAGAAGCACTGGGAGGCTCGCAACAAGAAACGCCCAGCGTTCTTGCCGTTGCGCGAAGTGAGAGATAAATCTGGCAACATTATCGCTGGAGCTACCCCGGCAGGATATACACAGCCTGCGGTTATGAATCAGGCATTGGCTGCATTACTACAGCAAACCAGTGCAGATATTCAGGAGGTTACAGGCGGCAGTCAGGCCATGCAGCAGATGCCAAGTAATATTGCTCAGGAAACGGTTAACAACTTGATGAACAGAGCAGATATGGCTTCGTTTATCTATCTGGACAATATGGCGAAAAGTCTTAAACGCGCTGGTGAAGTATGGCTGTCAATGGCGCGTGAAGTGTACGGTTCAGAACGTGAAGTGCGCATCGTTAACGAAGATGGAAGTGATGATATCGCTGTCCTGAGCGCACAGGTTGTTGACAGGCAAGCAGGGGCTGTTGTTGCGTTAAACGACCTTTCTGTCGGTCGATACGATGTGACGGTTGATGTTGGACCAAGCTACACAGCACGACGTGATGCAACGGTTTCTGTACTGACAAATGTCCTTAGCTCTATGCTTCCAACAGACCCAATGCGCCCGGCAATTCAGGGTATTATTCTGGACAATATCGATGGCGAAGGCCTTGATGACTTCAAAGAGTACAACCGAAACCAACTGCTGATATCTGGTATTGCAAAACCACGCAATGAGAAAGAGCAGCAGATTGTTCAACAGGCGCAAATGGCAGCACAAAGCCAGCCAAATCCTGAAATGGTTCTCGCTCAGGCGCAAATGGTAGCAGCGCAGGCAGAAGCGCAAAAAGCAACTAACGAAACTGCTCAAACTCAAATCAAAGCATTTACTGCCCAGCAGGATGCGATGGAGAGTCAGGCAAACACTGTCTATAAACTGGCTCAAGCCAGAAACATCGATGACAAAGCAGTGATGGAGGCAATACGCCTTCTGAAAGATGTCGCCGAGTCACAACAACAGCAATTCCAGTCACCACCACAGTCTCCGGCAGACTTAATGCCGAGTTAACCAGGAGTAATCAATGGAAAACGAACTGATCATCGACGGTCAGGTTATTGGCCTGTCTGAAACACAGGAAAATGCAGAAGAAACCATCATCCAAACAGAGTCACAGCCTGAGAATGAAAGCCAGGATGACAACGGTAAAGAGGTGGCAACTGAGCCTGAAAAAACCGAAGAGACACCAGAAGATTACGCCTTGCGTATTGGTGATGAAGAAATTCAGCTTAACGCTGACGATGATGATCACATTGACGGGCAACCTGCACCGCAATGGGTGAAAGATCTTCGCAAAGGCTTCAAAGAAACACAGAAAGAAAACCGTGAGTTGCGCCGCCAGCTTGAGGAAGCATTAGCCAAGCCTGCGGAACATCAGCAACCACAACCAGACGCTATTCCACCAAAACCGACTCTTGAGTCGTGTGATTATGACGAACAGGCGTTTGAACAGGCATTGACTGATTGGCATGAGAAAAAAGGCCGTGTCGAACAGCAGCAGCAACAAAAACTACGTCAGCAACAGGAATACCAACAGCGTTTCCAGCAAAGGGTAGAAGCGCATAAACAACGGGCAGCCAAACTTCCTGTGAAAGATTATCAGGAAATGGAGGCCATTGTTCTTAGTGAGCTACCACCAATTCAGCAGGAAATCATCATTCACTGTGCAGACGAAGGCTCTGAACTACTCGCCTATGGCTTAGGTAAGAGCCAGCAATTACGCCAGCGTGTAGCCGCTGAGACAGATCCAATTCGCGCAGCATTCCTCTTGGGACAGATTAGCAAACAGGTAAGCCTTGCTCCAAAACCAAAGAAAGCCATCAAGCCAGAGCCGGAAGTACGTGGTGGCGGTGCTGATGCGAAACAAGACGAATTCAACAAATTATGCCCCGGCGCAAAAATCGAATAAGGAAAAGATAAATGCCTAACAATCTCGACAGTAACGTCAGTCAAATCGTTCTGAAAAAATTCCTTCCGGGTTTTATGTCAGATTTAGTTCTGGCGAAAACCGTAGACCGTCAGTTGCTGGCAGGTGAAATCAACTCCAGCACTGGCGATAGCGTTAGCTTTAAACGTCCGCATCAATTCTCATCCCTCCGTACTCCCACTGGTGATATTTCAGGGCAAAATAAAAACAACCTGATCTCAGGTAAAGCTACGGGGCGTGTAGGTAACTACATCACTGTTGCTGTTGAATATCAGCAACTGGAGGAAGCGATCAAGCTTAACCAACTGGAAGAAATTCTCGCGCCGGTTCGCCAGCGAATCGTTACCGACCTTGAAACAGAGCTTGCTCACTTCATGATGAATAACGGTGCGTTGTCACTTGGTAGCCCCAATACTCCAATCACCAAATGGTCTGATGTTGCGCAGACGGCATCTTTCCTGAAAGACCTCGGCGTTAATGAAGGTGAAAACTATGCTGTAATGGATCCATGGTCTGCACAGCGACTTGCTGATGCGCAGACTGGTTTGCACGCTTCAGATCAATTGGTTCGTACTGCATGGGAGAATGCACAGATCCCAACCAATTTTGGCGGCATTCGCGCACTGATGTCTAATGGGCTTGCCTCTCGTACGCAGGGGGCATTTGGCGGAACACTGACAGTCAAAACACAGCCAACTGTTACCTATAACGCAGTTAAAGACTCATACCAGTTCACTGTAACATTGACCGGAGCGACAACCAGCGTTACAGGTTTCCTGAAAGCTGGTGATCAGGTTAAATTCACCAATACCTACTGGCTGCAACAGCAGACCAAACAGGCGTTGTATAACGGAGCCACACCAATTAGCTTCACTGCAACGGTTACTGCTGATGCTGATTCAGACGGCAGTGGCGATGTGACGGTTACGCTTTCTGGTGTTCCGATTTATGACACTACAAACCCGCAGTACAACTCTGTAAGTCGTCAGGTAGCGGCAGGCGATGCCGTATCTGTAGTAGGCACTGCTAGCCAGACAATGAAGCCAAACCTGTTCTATAACAAGTTCTTCTGTGGACTTGGCTCTATCCCACTGCCGAAACTGCACAGTATTGATTCTGCTGTTGCAACATATGAAGGTTTCTCCATCCGCGTACATAAATACGCAGATGGCGATGCCAACGTGCAAAAAATGCGCTTCGACTTACTGCCTGCATATGTGTGCTTTAACCCTCACATGGGCGGTCAGTTCTTCGGTAATCCGTAATAACAAGGGGCTTACGCCCCTTTTATGTTTTAAGGAAACAATATGGATCGCATGAGTGTATTCCTTGCCGCAGATAACGAATCCGGGCATGTACAGGCCGTTATCGCAGAAAAAGACTTCCAGTTTTTCGAAAAGTTGGGCTTTGTTGCCTCAGTTGATGAATTGAAACCGACCAGTAAGCGAGGTCGTAAGGCGGCAGACAATGGCAACAGTACTGACAAAGGGTGAGATCGTCCTTTTTGCGCTTCGTAAGTTTGCTATTGCTTCTAATGCATCGCTGACTGATGTTGAGCCGCAATCAATTGAAGATGGTGTAAATGATCTGGAAGATATGATGTCCGAGTGGATGATTAACCCCGGCGACATTGGTTACGCTTTCGCAACTGGAGATGAGCAGCCATTACCAGATGATGAGTCAGGTCTTCCAAGAAAATACAAACACGCAGTAGGCTATCAGTTATTGCTGAGAATGCTATCTGATTACAGTCTTGAGCCAACTCCGCAAGTTCTCAGTAACGCCCAACGCTCATATGATGCCTTGATGACCGACACTCTGGTTGTCCCTTCAATGCGACGACGTGGAGATTTTCCTGTAGGACAGGGTAATAAATATGACGTGTTCACATCTGACCGATATTATCCAGGCGATCTCCCTCTGATTGATGGCGATATCCCAAACGCATAGGTGAATAAATGCCGATTCAGCAACTTCCGCTTATGAAAGGTGTCGGCAAAGATTTCCGAAACGCCGACTATATCGACTATCTGCCAGTGAATATGTTGGCTACACCCAAAGAAATCCTTAACAGCAGCGGATATCTTCGTTCATTCCCGGGCATTGCCAAACGTTCTGATGTGAACGGCGTATCGCGCGGCGTCGAGTACAACATGGCGCAGAGTGCTGTTTATCGCGTGTGTGGTGGCAAACTGTACAAAGGAGAAAGCGAGGTTGGTGATGTTGCCGGAAGTGGTCGCGTATCAATGGCGCATGGTCGAACATCACAGGCTGTAGGAGTTAACGGGAAACTGGTCGAGTATCGCTATGATGGCACGGTTAAAACCGTCTCAAACTGGCCTACAGACAGCGGATTCACTCAGTATGAGTTAGGTTCAGTCCGCGACATTACACGCTTACGTGGGCGTTATGCGTGGTCAAAAGACGGAACTGATTCATGGTTTATCACTGACCTTGAAGACGAATCGCATCCTGACCGATACAGCGCACAATATCGTGCAGAATCGCAGCCTGACGGCATCATCGGCATAGGTACATGGCGAGACTTCATCGTCTGCTTTGGTTCATCGACGATTGAATATTTCTCCCTGACTGGTGCAACCACAGTTGGTGCTGCTTTGTATGTCGCACAGCCATCGCTGATGGTGCAAAAAGGAATAGCCGGGACTTACTGCAAAACGCCGTTTGCTGATTCTTATGCATTCATCAGCAATCCGGCAACAGGTGCGCCGTCTGTGTATATCATCGGCTCCGGTCAGGTATCACCAATCGCCAGCGCGAGCATTGAGAAAATACTACGCTCATACACTGCTGATGAACTGGCTGATGGCGTGATGGAATCGTTGCGGTTTGATGCTCATGAGTTGCTGATTATTCACCTGCCGCGCCATGTTCTTGTTTACGACGCATCTTCAAGCGCCAATGGTCCGCAATGGTGTGTGTTGAAAACAGGCCTGTATGACGATGTGTACCGCGCTATCGACTTCATTTACGAAGGCAATCAGATAACGTGCGGCGATAAGCTGGAGTCCGTGACCGGGAAATTGCAATTCGACATCAGCAGCCAGTACGACAAGCAACAGGAACACCTGCTGTTTACTCCACTGTTCAAAGCGGATAACGCCAGAGTGTTCGACCTTGAGGTTGAATCGTCAACTGGCGTTGCGCAGTATGCTGACCGCCTTTTTCTCTCTGCAACCACTGACGGCATCAATTACGGGCGTGAGCAGATGATTGAGCAGAATGAACCGTTCGTTTACGACAAACGCGTTTTGTGGAAGCGAGTCGGGCGCATCAGGAAAAATGTTGGCTTCAAATTGCGTGTTATCACGAAGTCACCTGTCACTCTGTCTGGCTGCCAGATAAGGATCGAGTAATGGCGGATTCGAATCTCAATGTGCCGGCAATCATCCAGGCTACGCGGCTCGACACATCAGTCCTTCCACGCAATATCTTCTCGCAGTCATATCTGTTGTACGTTATCGCACAGGGTACTGATGTTGGTAACGTGGCAAACAAGGCCAACGAGGCCGGACAGGGCGCTTATGACGCACAAGTCAGGAACGATGAGCAGGATGTGATTCTGGTCGATCACGAAATTCGACTGGCATCGGCAGAAGCGAAGATACAGGACCACGAAACAAGGATCACTAACGCAGAAGCGGCGATAGTCGGCCTTGATTCACGATTAACGACAGCAGAAAACGATATTGATTACCTGACGGATGAAGTTGTCGCCATTCAAAACACGCTTTCAGACCATGAAACGCGCATCGATGCTCTGGAGTATGCCACTACTCGCAAGAAGTCAGAGGTTGTTTACTCTGGCGTATCTGTAACCATCCCGACAGCGCCGACCAACCTTGTTAGCCTGCTGAAAACGCTCACGCCGTCATCCGGCACGTTGGCACCATTCTTCGACACCGTTAACAACAAGATGGTTGTGTTCAACGAGAACAAAACCTTGTTCTTCAAGCTGTCGATTGTCGGGACGTGGCCCAGCGGAACCGCTAACAGATCAATGCAGCTAACCTTTTCCGGGTCTGTTCCTGACACGCTGGTTAGCAGTCGTAATGCGGCGACAACAACCGACAACATCCTGTTAGCTACGTTCTTCAGCGTGGATAAAGACGGCTTTCTTGCCACAAATGGCAGTACGTTAACCATTCAGTCAAATGGGGCGGCGTTTACTGCCACAACCATCAAAATCATTGCGGAGCAGTGATGGAAATAAAGCTCATCGATAATCCGGTGAAGCTTGCAGAATTCCTCAACAACCCGGCAAACACGGGAAATATCGTAGACAGTGGAGATAAATACTACATCAAGCCTGATGCGGTATATCTCGGCATCTACGAAGGATTAGTGCTGGCTGGAGTTCATGAAGTGCGTAACTTCTGGCATAGCGTTGTTGAATGCCATGCGGTGTACGACCACGGATTCCGTGGTGAATATGCACTGCAAGGGCATCGATTATTCTGCAAATGGCTTCTCGAAAACTCACCATTCCTTAACAGCATCACTATGGTTCCTGACACAACGAAATACGGACGGTCAATTATCCGTTTGCTTGGCGCTACCCGTGTTGGTCACCTTGATGATGCTTAT